CTAACTGCGCCTGAATCTGAGCAGCATTACCGCCGCCCTGCATCCTTACCTCGCCACCCGCTGCCATCTTCGGTTTATCAGGCATACCAAGTAGATCACGAAGCTCGCTAGTCACGGCTTTATCAGCTGCCTGTTTAGCTCGCATCGCTCGGACCGCTTTTGTGGTCGCCACCGCTCCGGGGACCATGCTCAGGGCAGCAAACGCTCCCTCAACCCCCGCACCGATGTAGTCGCCTTCCCTGGCTGACTGCATGGCTGCCTCACCACCACGGACCGCTTCTTGAGTCTGTAGCGCCGTGCCAACGAATGGCAGAAAGTCTGCAACCCCGCCGATCGGAAGGGCAGAGCTCGGGCCGCCCATTACTGTTTGTGCTCGCTGGCGGGCCTTGTAGCGGTCCATGCCCAGCTTTTCTAGACCGGACTGCAGGCCAGAGGACATTCGCTCCCGTATCGTCGGGTCATAGGGCTTCATCTCAGGCGTGCCCGGTGGCAGCGCGGGCGGGGTCTCTGGCTCCGGTGACTGAGGCGTCATGACCAGGTCAGCGAGCTGTCTGCCGAACTCAGACACGATTTAGCCCTCTAAACGGCATATGGGTTTTCTTTCTTACGAATGCCTGCATCGATGTAATCGTCCTCATCCAAACCCTCTGGCGGTGGCGGGTCGATGTTCAAGAACCCGGCGTCTCGCAGATATCGAAGCGCCTGGCTCATCGCATCGCAGAAGTCGTCATGATCGGTATTCGGAAACGAGCAGACCTGACTCACCATGCCTTCCGCCCAGTCTCGCACATACCCAGATCTGTTGCTACTCTCCGGCACCCAGACGCGTCCTGCGCGGATGATGTTGGCCACAATCGATAGTCGCTGGACCTTGTCTGCCCGACCAGGGTTGTATGACCGCACCGGTACGTAGGCACGCTGCAGGTCTTGGATGAGGGAGATGCCCGCGGCCTTGTCTTCTACCAACACCAGGTCGACCCGCTTACGGTCATTGCCATCGCCGAAGACGGTCTCGTACTCGTCGATGACCTTGGGCTTAAGATCAGGGTATTGCAGGCGATCTTGCCAGCAGTCGATGATGAGCACCGACATGCCGCCGTCTTGGGGCTTGAACACCCCGAACGTGATGCAGGCGGTCGGGTCATTCTGGGCCTTCTCGGTAAATGCGCAGTCGTAGGACTGGAGCACGAACTCAAGCCTGGGAATCGGCTTATCAGCCGGCCAGAGCTTGAACCACTCCCGGTGGACAATACCGCCCTCCTCTGGGTCGATGATCTCGGCGTATATCTCCTGCCGGCCGATCTTGGTGCCCTCGTACTGCAGGATCTGATTGCGAAAGCTCGGGGCCAGGTTATCTAGGTTCGCGTAGGTCGAGGCGGTCGTCAGGTGGACGTCTTCCCCTTCCCGGCCTATGAGCTCGACGATCAGGTCCTTCGGCTTCGGGGTGGTGGTGGCCATGATCCTGGTGCGATCGCCCAGGCGGACAGAGAACATGATCATGTCCCAGGCTTCCTGTAGGTAATCCCAGGCGGCTAGCTCGTCTAACCAGGCGCCGTGATACTGGCCACCGCGGAACCGGTCGGGTTCAGACGCCGGCACGCCCTTGATCAGGCTGCCGTTGGTCATCTTGATCTCGTGATAGGCCCGGTTGTAGTCAGCGATTAAGACCTCGGGAATCACGGCCAGTAGCCCTGACTCACCCTCAAAGCAGGTCGACCGGACATCCATTGATGTCGGCGCTGCGACCAGCCAGCGGGTATCTGGCATCTCCCAGGCCCACCAGCCCACCTGTTCCGCGGCCGTCCTGGTCTTGCCAGCGCCTCGGCCGGCTAGCATGAGCCAGATGGTCCACCAGTCCCCCGGCGGGACGATCTGGTGCCGGTGAGCCTTAATAAGCCACTTTGCCCGCCAGGCCCATGCCGCCTGGTAATCGTGGGGCAGGGTGGCGAACTTGGCATGCGTCTCTGGGTCGGCAAGCAGCTCGGCCAGGTCACTCATTAGACCTGCTTTTTTAGCTCAAGATTGTTTAGAATGGTCGAGAATAGGTTCTTGGTCTCGATCTGGGCGTTGATCTGCAGGGGGTTCTCTTTGTCCCCGGCAAGCTCTACCCGGTCGCCGTAGCGCTTGGGGTTCCATTTGGCCAGGAGCTTCAGACCGATGTCAGCGCGGGCCCGGATCAGCTGGACATAACCAGAGTCAATCCGGCCGCCGCCCTCCGACAGAATGCGCTCGGGCTCCACCTGCATGTCAATCCAGATCTGCTCGGCGATGGCGTCCTGGCCAACTTCACGCGCGCGTGCGATTGCTCCCGAAAGATCTTTATCCTTCACCATCCACTCATAGATCTTCTGCCATGCCGGCATATGGTCATCTCGGCATATCTGCCTTAGTGGCTCTCCGTTAGCGAGTCGTTCGCATATCTCTGCGGCGAGCTCCGGGGTGTATTTGGATGGGCGGCCGATCTTAGGTTTCGGCGGGGCTTCTCCCGGGGCCGCAGCCGCCGTGACGGTCATCTCTGCCGTTGGCTTGGTCTTCTTACGTGTTTCAGGCATTACCCTTATTCCTACGTGTTTGGTTGATGCGGCGAATTCTAACCGGCGGTTAGCCAGCGGTCTAGGGCGGAGGGCCAGATTTGGCGGTTTCCTCGGTGCCGAGTAGAAAGCAGGAAAAAACCCCGGCGTCCCGCATCCTCTGTTGCCTGCTTAACACCCTCCAAACTCTGGCGGGGGCCGGGTTGTGTACCCCAACCGAATCCCACCGTTGCCGGAATCCTGTGAGCCCGACCCCCTTACGGCTGAGACCCGCCCAAGCGTAAAGGTCCCCGGATTTAACGACTTCGGGGTGTCGTTTCTTTGTTCAACCGACGGTTAACCTGCGGTTGACCTGCGGTTAGCCATCGGTTCACCACTGCCCAAAACCAGAAAAGGCGCCTTATTGAGCGCCTCTCTATCCTGCATTTTACTCCTCTTAGTGAGACCTGAGAGATGGTTTTTCCCTAATGCCATGAAGCGTTTCAATCTCGGCCACGATCTCGGTCAGGTTGCCCCAGCCCAAGTCGGAGTTGTGATCCCAGAGGTGCTCCTTGATGTCATAGTCCGATAGGGGCTGCTGCCGGACCGTGACCTTGCCGCTCAGTAGGATCGACCGGACCGCGCAGTCAAACCCAAAGCTCGCACCGTGCCGGTAAACCTCCTCCATGAACTCGAGGAACTTGGACCGCTGGGCGCCATCAGCGAACTCAATACCGAACTGCTCGGCCTGCTCGATCATCCTATGGGCCTCAGGGGGCCCGTCGTTAAACTTGATGGTCATGATTCACCTCCTTAGCCCGCGGGCCGTCTGAGCACCTTTTTACCGCATCCTTAAACCCCAGGCTATAGACATCGATGCACAGCTCCAGGAGCGCCACCCCGTGCAGGGTCTTGATGTCGGCCTTCAGGCCCTTCTCCTGCGCCCAGACCGCGAAGTCCTGCAGGGTGGGCATACCCCCTTTATGGTCAAACGGTACTTCCATTGTCGTTCTCCTCGATGGTTATGGTGTAGGTCTTACCCTGAATATCGACAACCGAGATCTGCTTTTTGGGAGACAGCATGCGGCCGTTTTCGTCCAGGTCAAACCGGATGGACCCTACGGTGTCGATTAGTGCCTTATCCCTGAGATCCTGGTCTTTCAGGTGCTTTTTGATCAGGTGGGCGATGTAATCGCAGTAAGCTAACTTAATGGTCATTTTTGGTCTTTCAGTTCAAAGATTTCCAAGGCGCGAACAAAAAGCTCTGGCCAAGTGGCCTGGATCTTCTCGCGGTTGGCTGGGTCAGCTCGGAACCAGGTAAGTGCCAGGGATTCCGCAAAGCCACCGAGGTGGCCGTTAGACATCACGTTGGCTGCCTGGTGAAATTCGACCGGCCGGCGCATCTTGATGCCACGCTCTTCATTGATAAGGTCTTGATAAGTTGTCATTTTGATCTCCTGAAAATGGGGGCCGAAGCCCCCGGTTATTAGAATGAATAGTCGTAATACTCGTTACGCATTCCAAGAATCAGGCCGCCGTATTCGTGTTTGTTCCAGCGGCCGGTTTCTGCGTTCAATACAATGCGATCCCAACGATTGGTTTTTTTGTTTCTGCGAAAGTACCACTTAGTGCCATCCGGATTTGGTGAGAATTCATACTTCTGACTCTCACTCATACTGCGATCATCAACACGCTTGGCAGTATCTTGCTGCACCGTAATGATTTCCTTGTTTGAGTCCCAGCAAATAACCGTTGCTGCATGGCGGTCTGTATAACCAGTGATTGTTGCGGCCATACCGGCTTGCGGCTGGGGAGCGCCATTCGTCATTGCTTCGTACATTCTGTTTTGGAAAGATCCGTGCATTTTTTATCTCCTCAAAGTAGGGGCCGGAGCCCCGTGAATTAAGAAAACCAATAGGTCTTGCCAAACAAGCAAATACCGGTAGTACCAGACCGCAAAGCAGCCGAGTCAAGGGCGGCCTGAACGACCATGTTCTTGTCCAAAAAAGCCACGGTCTCAACCGGGCGACAGCCATCACCCTCAGTGAAGGTGAAGTTGTTTTTGCTGCGAAGACGGCAGATGAACTTGTCGTCCATCTCTTTGATGTACTCCACGATCAACCACTCATCACCGGCGTGGTCGATTGAGGGGCGAGCTGAGATTGTTGTTGCCATGTTGATCTCCTGATTAACGTGCGGTAGTTTTGACAGAGAAGACTGCGGTGGTCTTGGTGTACTTTGCGACTACGTCAGCTGATACGCCAAGGTCAGACAGCAGAGCTTTGTAATCAACGGTGGAGCGGTTAGCCTCAACCACGGTTGCTTTGAAGAGGTTGCCCTCAAAGACTTTGGAGCCGTTAGGTGCGGTGGCTGAATCTTTAAGCTCGTCTTTGATTGAGTCGGCCTGGGCTGTCAGATCGGCGATCTGGGCGAGCAGCATGCCCAGCTGATCTACGTTGGTGGTAATCATGTCGGTGGTTTTCATTTCGCTTTCCTTTCGCTGTAACGATCACAGTGACCGTAGATAGAAATGTAATCGTTCGTTACACCCCCTGCAACCCCTTTTTTTACTTTTTTTACTATAACCCCATAAATTACTCAGGTATTAGTCTGGGGGCCTCAGCTAACACCCGCCGGCAGTCCTCCTGTAGGTCAGCCTCGGTGAACCCCCAATGCTTTGGGAAGCCCTTCGTGCCCAGCCCGTGGACGCCTGTAGGCCCGCGGTGATGCTCGGGGCAGAGTGGGATGGCCTGGGAGTGCGGCGCCCGCCTGGCGCCCCCTACGCCCGTCCTAGGGTGGTGGATCTCGGCCGGGGTGCCCGGGTAGCCCATGCGCCGGCAAACAGCGCAGCCTAGTTCGGCTAGGGCAGACAGGTGGCGCTTCTCGTCTTTTGTCACTTCTGCTTGGCGTGATACTTCTTATTCTGCTCACCAACCCACAGGCCAGCGCACACCATTTCAAGTTCTTCGCTAGGCGGGTCAGATTTCAGGGCGTAGTGCATGCCTACTTTAAATCCCTCTGCGTGAGCACGATCTATTTTGTTGTCAATGAGTAGCCAAACCAAACCAACTACGCAAAGAATAGCTACTGTGTTGTAAAAGTTCATTCTGTCCTCTCGTCAATGGAATAAAACCAGGAACTGCCCGTCGTCCACTTGGCCGTGCTCTCGACTGACCAGGTGTTACTCGGGACCAAGAAATCAGGAAACTTTGTTTCGTTTGGGACCATGCTCAGGTCGTAAAACAGACACCGGTTATTGGGCTGCGCTGCAAACTGTCCGTTATCCAGCTTCAGGATATTGAACGACTTATGCTCTTGGGTGCCTTCTGTAAATGTCAGGTCTAGTCGGTTGTGATCGGCCGCGCAGAAATCTACCGTGAACATATAGCTGCCAAAGTAGAACTGGCGGTCCTTGCAGTAGAACTTAGCCTTGAGTCCCCGGAGGTTTGACTTCTCCACTACCGTTAAGTCGTAGGACATACAGTCCCAGATCTGAAGATAGTCCAGTGGCAGCGGCTCCTCGACAGCTTTCCAGACATAGGCCGACAACGGGAGCTTGTCGTACAAAGCGCCGTAGTTAGTCAACAAAGATTCGATCCGCAACGCCTGGCCCTTAATCGACTTGACCGTCATCCAGACGCATGGCTCCAGCTCCCCGTGTCGTCTGGTCTGATCGTACAGATACTCTGCTTTGACAAAGCACTTGATCGGGGGGATGTTAGATACCAGAAAGCTCAAGTGTTCTTCTCCTTTAGCTTGGCTTCAGTTAGCCTGACATCTTCCTCGATTGCGCCAAGGGATAACTTCGAAAGCAAAGCATCCACTTCCTGATCCGTCAGCCCAACACCTTCACGCTTTTGTTCCGGCTGCGCTAGTGCTTGGCGTAGTGCTTCAATTGCTGGAGTCTTTGCTCTCCATTTGCCTAAGTTTGCTTCCAAAGCCTCCAATGCCTGCTCTGCTGCTTTTCTCAAGTCGCTCATCTCACCCTCACCTGACAGTTATACGTCTGCGCTCCATCGCGGAACGATCCCATGAATCGGCAATCCTCAGTAATCAATTTTTCTTCCAGGGCCATGCCCATCCAAAATGCGACGAGCGCCAACACCACACAACCGAATGAGGTGCGCCAACGTGCTACGCACCATTCCCACATTTTTTTTAAATCAATTAAGTCTTTCATTTTTTCTCTCCAAATAAATTAATTTGGTACCACTTTAGATCATTCTTAACTTTCTTAATTTTCCGAATCTTTTCAACCATTACATGCACTGTTTTTGGAAATGGCCATGACAGGGTTCCTTCTACCCTCACCATGAATCGCTCACCTTGGTCCAAAACGACAACGACCTCTCCCTTTTCGTTGGTTTCGCATATCAACACCCAGTCGCCCTCGACAATTTCCTGGCTCACAATCCCACCCTCATATCGTTGCCTTGCCCTCCGCACGCAGGTTGGCCTGCTCGGTGCGCCAAATCTCTACTCGCGCCTGAGCGGCAATGAGGTCCCAGCGCAGCTTCTCCTCCACCTCAACCGCTTCTTTCAGCCCACCCAACAGCTGGCGATACTCTTCATGCGCATAAGCCTCTCGCTCCTGAGCCCCAATCGATTCCTCGAGGCTGCGTTTCATCAGTAACGACTTTAGTGACTTCCGATATTCCTCAAGGTATACCCGCTCCGCTTTGGCCTTTGCAAACTTCTTGGCATTGGCAATGATGTAATCAACCGCTTTGTGTGGGTCTCGTTCGTTACTCATCTCTTTTCTCCATAATCTCTGTTCTTCGCTCGAGCATCGCCTGCGCTATTTCAAAAGAACCTTTTGCAACAAAAGCCGGCAATGCCTCTGGTCCATATCTTTGAATTAATCCAATCGATGCCATCGCCGCATACAAGTCAAGTAAGGTCGGGTCCTGTTTCACTCGTTTCGATACAGCCATAGCGTGCTCCCAATTAAAGTAATCATCCAAAATAAAAAGACGCCTGCGCTCATACCATGTACTCCTTTACTGTCATAGTTACTTTTACGACTGCTGCCCTGCCACCCCAAAAGTTATTTGCAACCAGCCAGGTCTCTGCTTGCTTGCGAGTTCTAAATAGCAAAGTCCGATCAGCCTCCCAATAATATTGCGGAGGTTTATTGATGAAATAATCTCGTTTAGTTTTAATTGCCCACGCTGTTTTTTTGCTCATCTAATTCCTCAATTTTTATTTTTAGCATTCCACCGATCTCTGTCGCCCAGTAGATTCTCAAGTCCACAATAAGCGAGTCATCGATATACAAGCCGGCATGACTCATTGAGTCCAACACCGCCTTTAAAAGGTTGTCCAGATCTCGCCGGCGGTTATCCGGACGCCACGCCTCGATCGTTACCTTTAGCTTTCCGATCGTGCTCTTACCGCGGGATTGCAGGAATGTCTGCTCTGCTACCGCCTTGCGATACTTTCGTCCGGCCTCGCTGACCACCACCGTGCCGCGGTATGAGCGCCAATAGTGATTCACCGATGGCGGCCAGGGCAAAGTCACCTCAATCATTTCCAGCCTTCGCCTCGATTACCTTTATGCCACTGGCTAAGTACGTCTCGTTCCAAAATAGATCTGGGGTGCTTTTCGTTCCAGCCTTTGAGCCACTTGACCGCCTTATCCCGATCATGAAGCCGCATACGGATAACCCAAGCCACCAGATGTCGGTGCCTGCTTTGGTCCTCGCCCTCGCCTTCCTTCCAGGCTCTAAGTTTTTCCCATACCGCATCAGAAGTCTCCCTTGTCATCGAACACCATCGGCCTGCTGTCAAATTGATCAATGAACTGGTGGCTGTCTTTGTGAAACCACAATGAATACCAGTCCTCGTTTTCTCCGTTTCGCTGTTTCTCGCACATCAACATCGCATCTGGTGTCGCATCGTCTACGCTATTGCCCGCATGGCTTGCGTGCTCTTTCTTTTTATTTCGCCAAACGAGTAACACGTTATCAACCTGATCTGCAATAGACCCGGTGCCCTTTAAATCGTTCTTATTCGGTGTCACCTCTTCACTCGTAAGTTTTCGAATGTGATGCACCAGGTGAATATGGATGTTGTGATCCCGGGCCAGAGCGGTTAGCTCATCCACAAAATATTTCTGCGCGTTGTAATCGTCTTCACTCGGCACGCACTTCATGAGCGAGTCAATAAAAATATGAGTGATTTGCAGCTTGACTGCGCAGTACCTAGCCATTGCAATGACCTGATTTGCATTGGTCGTTCCCTGCTGGTCGTAAAACCAAAGGTGACTTGCCGAGAAGTCTTTAAAGCGCATGACTAAATCGGTGATGTACTTTGCTTTGTCCTGGTACCGCGGCCGATCAATGTTCTCGCCGGAAAACTGGCGGATCATCCGGTAGATTGATCGCTTGGGCTTCATCTCAAACGAAGCTATGCAGACCCGTTGCTTTTGCTTAATTAAGCCCATCGCAATCTGGCCGGTGATCAAAGACTTCCCGCCACCGTTTGAGCCGGCATAGACCGTGACCTCACCCGGACGGTAGTGAAACGACGCCTGGGTCTTGATCCAGGGCATGCAGATCAGGTTTTCCTGCGGCGGGTGGATGGCGTCTTGCTTAATATCCTCCAGCCAGACCCCGGCCTCGCGGATCTTTTGCTGGGGTTCCGTCGCATGTAGGTAGGCAGCAAAATCGATGTTGTCAGGCTGCAGGATATTCAATCTTCGCTCCCAAGTTAAACAGCAAATTGCCCTCGATCATGGTCGACACAGACTTGGCGCCTACCTCCGTAAATGCCCGGTGAACTTTCAGGATTCGGTCCCTAGAATCGTCTCCGTCGATGTGAACCTGCAGCCCATAGGCAAACCTAAGGTCCAAAAATTCGATCCGATCAGAGGGCAAAATGGCCACTTCCGGGTGAGAACGAAACTCTGGAATTTCGGGCCATAGAGCCGACATCTCAGTCGGGTGGATACCTACCCATACCCAGACCGCTTTGGGGGCCTTACCGGCCATTCTCATGCGTTTTAGAGGCATATCTCCGATCACAGAACTCTCCTTCCTGCAAAAACTCCTGGGGTTGAGCTGTCCCCTTCGGGGTTGCCGTCCAGCCACCGGGACTGCCCAAGGTAGGTTTTTGGGGACGGTTCAAACCCCTCCCGCCACTGCTGGGTCTGTTTCATCGCCCGGATGTGGCCGAGGATCTCGGCGGCCAGGGCATCGAGCTTGCGGTCAGCCCAAATTTTCTGGCAGGCAGCCCTGGCGACCTTGCGCTTGCTTGCCGGCCAGACGGTCCAAAAATTTTCGAACGCGGTCGACGCAGTCGACGAAGGGTGTTGCTTTTGTTTTTCTGGTTCTGTTTCTGTATCTGTTTGGTTGCCCGCAGGTTCACCGGAGGTTGACCGCAGGTTAACCGCTGGTTCAGAGCCTTGACTGGTGCGCTTCTTAGCCGCACGAGCTTGTCTTGCCTTAACGCTCTTTTTGGCAATTTCGGTGTTATGTTTGACAAATTTTGCGTACTTCGAAATCTCTTCTTCGCACCGTTGGTTCAACCATCCGTCAACCGTCGGTTGAAAGAACTCTTTGAGCACTGGTTCGACCACATCCAGGTCCATCCGAACCTTCTTACAAACGACCGTTAGATCGTTTGGAATGGGCTTTTCGGTCATCATGTAGAGGTCGATCAGACGCCGGTAGGCTAGGTCCTCGGCGTCGTCCAGGTGCAGGGTATGCGTGATGTAGTCCCCGACGTGGAATTTGTACCAAATCATTTGACCTCCCCG